ATGAAAAAGTTGGTCCTGCTGCACAGTCATATGGTTATGGTTTTGGTGTTGGTCAATATGGTGGAACAGTGCCCGGTGCACAAATAACAACTTTAAATGGAGCTTTATTAGCAGATACTAACGGTACTGGTGGATCAGGAACTGTAATTAATATTACATCTAACGCAGGTTTTCCAACTGCTGGAACTATACTAGTTGGTGACGAGTTAATTACTTACACTGGTAAGGGTGTAAATACTTTAACAGGTATTACAAGAGGAGCTTTTGGAACTGCAACTGCTGGTACATCAAATGGTCAAGCTCATTCAAACAGTGCAGTCGTAACGGATGCTTCAAACTTTACAGGTTTTGGAAGCGCAGTAAAAGCTTCTGAAGTAGTACTAGAACCTGGTTTATGGTCTTTAAGTAATTTTGGTCAAGTGTTAGTTGCAACTATTGCTAATGGTAAAACATTTACATGGAACGCAGGAGCTGCATCTCCTTTAACGGTCAGAGCATCAACATCTACATCTGGTTTTTCTACATCTAATAATCCAACAGCAACTAGAGTTACATTAGTTTCACCTACAACACGTCACTTAATTCATTTAGGAACCGAAACAACTATTGGAGATACAACAACACAAGATGATATGTTTATAAGATTTTCGGATCAAGAAGATATAAATGACTACACACCAACAGCAATTAATAGTGCTGGTACACAAAGATTGCAAGATGGAACACGGATCATGGGTTCATTAAAAGCTAAAGAAACTATTCTAGTTTGGACAGACAATGCTTTATACACCATGAAATTTATTGGCTCACCTTTTACATTTGGATTTGAACAAGTAGGTACTAACTGTGGATTGATTGGTAAAAATGCAGCTGTTGAAATAGATGGTGCTGCGTTTTGGATGAGTCCAAATGGTTTCTTTATGTTCGATGGTACAGTTAAATCTTTACCATGTAGTGTTGAAGATTATGTTTATGATCAAGCAGATACTACAAAAGGACAACAAATTTATGCTGGATTAAATAATCAATTTACAGAAGTTGTTTGGTATTATCCATCAACAAGCTCAGACTATAACGATCAGTATGTAGTATTTAATTACGGAGAACCAATGAAAGGTGGTGTTTGGTATATTGGAACAGAAGCTAGAACTACTTGGATTGATGCCTCTGTTTATGAAAAACCTTTTGCAACCAAATATAATGATTCTCTTGATGGAAGTTTTCCTGTTGTAGTAGGTCAAGATGGTTTAGGACAAACACAATTTTTTGAACATGAGGTTGGAACTGATCAAGTAAATCCTGATGGTAGTACAACCACTGTTACATCTTTTGTAAAATCATATGACTTTGATCTACAAGCAAAACAGAAAGATGCTCAAGGTAGATCGAGTGGACCAAGTATTGCTGGTGAAGTGTTTTTAGCTATGAGAAGATTTGTACCAGATTTTAAAAACTTACAAGGTAATGCAAAAGTAACTCTTGGTGTTAAGCGTTATCCTCAACAATCAGAATCAACTACAACGTTAAGTCCCTTTACAATTAACTCTAGCACTGATAAAAAGGACACTAGGGCCAGAGGAAGATTTGTTAACATTAAAATAGAAAACACAGATGTTAGTGAATCATGGAGATTTGGAACTTTGAGAATAGATATACAACCGGATGGACGTAGATAATGGCTAAAGTCGTAGTAAGATTACCTGAACCAAAAGAAGAGTATGATGTATCTAACCAAAAACAAATTAACAGAGCAATTTCTTTAGTAATAGAACAATTAAATTCTACGTTTTTAAACGAACAAAAACAAGAACAAGAAAGGTTTACTTGGTTTAATGGCTAACATTTATAAAAACGCAAAACTAGATTTAACAACTACGGATGTAACTACTTTGTATACTGCACCATCTGATTCAAGAGCCATTATAAAAAGTATTTTAGTTTGTGATGATAGTAATAATGGTAGTACGATTACAGCAACTGTAACTGATGCGTCTAGTAATGTGTTTGTATTGTTTGATGTAAAAAGTGTAGCAGGTCATGCAACAGAACAATTACTGACTCAACCTGTTATATTAGAAGAAAACGAAATACTAAAAGTAACCGCTGCAGATGCAAATAGATTGCATGTAGTAGCATCAATATTAGAAATAAACAGGGATTAATATGTCATTTATAGAAACAGAAGCATCATATAGAATAGAAATAATAAACGGTAAACCAGTTAAGATTATTACACCGCAAACAGAAGTTACATTAACTAATATGAAAACAGGTCAAGATTATAACTCAGACGCAGAAGCTATGCAGGACGTACAAAATCCTGAAACAGAGACTATAGCTGACGATATTAAGAGAGATGTTAAGGTAATTGTAGAAGCTTTACCACTTGGAGGAGATACAAAATTATAGTATACTAGAACGATGGCAATCACAAACGCACAACAATACCAGCAACTTGTAAACAAACCAGCGAATGGTAAACGTCCTGGTTATCGTGGTGATAATGCGTATGGACGTTCTAGTAAAAGTGAACAAGCAAGATCATTTAGTGCAGCTACAAGTAGAAGTGGAAATGTAGGAGGAGCACCTACACAAACAAGAGATAATTCTGGGAATGTAGAGACTGGAGGAGATGCTTTTAGAAGATCAAAAAAAGAATTTGAAAATAAACTTAAAGCAGATAACGCTAGAAGAGAAAAAGAAAAACAAAGACTAAAAAATTTAGAAGCTAAAGCAGCAAAAGAAAAAAGGGAAAAAGAAAAAGCAGCAAAAAACCTTTCTAATTTAGGTAAAAGTAAAACTACTAAATTTGGAAATGTTAAAACATCTGGTTTAACAGCAAAAGAAAGATACCTTTCTGAACTTGCAGGGATAGATCCCGAAGATGATGAAATAGATAGAACAGGAATTAGTCAGATTCAAGAGTTTACAGACAATCAAAGGAAAAATAGATATACTGATGAAATAGAAGATTTATTTCCAGAAGATAAAGTTGACCTTCAAGATTTTAAACTTTCAGAAACAGAACAAAAATTTAAAGATTTTATAGATAATAGAAATACTGTTCCAACATTTGGTGTAGTGCCTTCATTACTTGAAGATCCTTTACAAAAGTTTTCTAATTATAGTGCATCTATAAATAGACCTTTTTTTGAAGATGTAGTTAGAAAAGGTAAGATACCTGGAGTTAATTTATTAAATTTAAATAACCTTGATTTAGAAAAAGCTTACGATAGTTATATGGCCGATAGATTAGCGGGAAAGATAGATGCTTATGGAAATCCATTGGGAGGTAATTACTACGATTCTTCAGGTCAATTAGTTGTAACTGATACTAGAGACGATGGTGCAGGACAAAAAATTTTACCAGAAGATACCATGGGTGATACAGAAGAAGAAGAAGTAATAAACCCCAGAGACTACACAGGTCTTGCTCCAAGATTCATGGGCTCTATATTTGATTTCAGTGGACCACAGTTTGCAGCAGAAGGTGGAATAATGAGAGCAGGATATATGGACGGTGGACGAATGAGACAGATGGAAATGATGCAAGATGAAGATGATCCTACAGGAGGGATCATGGACCTTGAATCAGGAAGACAAATGTATTTCTTAGGTAAACTTGTTAAAAAAGCAGGTAGAGCTATTAAGAAAGTTGTTAAGTCTCCAATAGGTAAAGCAGCATTATTATATTTTGGTGGAAACGCACTTATGAGTGGAGGTGGAGGAGGTTTAAGTTCTTTATTTAAAAGCGGTAAAGGTTTATCTTTAAAAAATTTAATTATGGGTAAACCATTGGGATTTAAAACAGCAGGAGATTCTGTAGCTAGATCAGGAGGTTTACTTAATTTTATAAAAGATAATCCCTACTTATCAATATTAGGTGGTTCAACTGCATTAGCAGGTTTATTTGGTAAAGATAAAGATGAAGATGGACCAATGAATTATGGTCCAGATATAAATATAGATGCAATAAGAGCAAACCCATATAAATTTTTACCGGCTGGTATTATTGGAAGTAATTATCAAACAGGAACAGAGGGAAGAAAAGACGGTGGTAGAATGGGTTATCAAGAAGGCGGAGATGCAGAACCAGTGGCCAAGAAAACTATGCCATTATTAGACATGGATGGTATGGAAAAAGACTACAGAGAAGAAGGTGGGTTTGTACCTATCGGTCGTATGGAGAGAGCTGACGATGTACCTGCAAGATTATCTAAAAATGAATTTGTCTTTACTGCTGACGCTGTAAGAAATGCAGGTGATGGAGATATAGACAAAGGCGCAGAAGTCATGTATAACATGATGAAAAACCTCGAATCCGGAGGTGAAGTATCAGAAGAATCGCAAGGATTAGATGGCGCTAGAGAAATGTTTCAAACATCTAAAAGATTAGAGGAAGTATTATAATGGCTG